CTTAACCAGCTGAAATACTTTCCAGGTTTTACCAGGAAAAAAATTTCCCCCGGGTAAAAACAGGCCCAGGGTTTTATTATAACACAATATAGCGAAAAAGTACATAGTAAAGGATATAAATAGATACATGAGTAGATTATCAGATAAAACGGCATCGTTTCCTCAGACAAAGAGGAATACAAGAGTTTCTCGTAAAAAGGGTTGGTCTGATTTGGATCTATCCTTAAAGTTGCATCCCTTTCGTAAAGATATTATGTCTTTAAAGGATGATGCAGCAATTAAGAATGCCGTACGTAATCTATTAATCAGTAATTTCTATGAGAGACCTTTTCAACCTACTCTTGGTGCCAATCTACGTGGATTGTTATTTGAGCCCGCGGATGCCATTACAAGAATTGCGTTAAAAGAAGGAATAAGAAATGTATTGGTAAATCATGAACCACGTATACGAGTACAAAATGTTCAGGTGGTTGATCTCTCAGAAAGAAATGCATATCGTATTAATGTGATATTTAATATAAAAGAATTCGATACGTCCGAAGAAGTGGAAGTATTACTACAAAGAATAAGGTAAAAATATGGCGAGTTCCAATTTAAAAACAACCGAATTAGATTTTGATCAGATAAAGCTGAACCTCAAAAACTATTTAAAACAACAAACTGAATTTAGCGATTACGATTTCGATGGGTCGGGTCTTTCCGTTCTCTTAGACGTTCTTGCCTATAATACACATTATAACGCGATGACTGCCCATTTGGCATTAAGCGAAGCGTTCCTGGACTCTGCCCAAATCAGAGGGAATGTGGTAACACGAGCAAAGATGCTTGGTTATACACCTCGATCCGTACTCGCTCCTCGTGCAACGGTAAATATTGTCGTGAATGTGACTTCAGAAGTCGGAACAATTCCAACGACGCTTTCCCTTCCACGTGGTACAAAACTCACCACGCTGGTCGACGGTGAAGAATTTAATTATATCGTCCTTGCCACTCAGACTGCCACGCTCGTTACGGCCTCCAGTCCTGTATCAAAAACATATACTTTTTCAAATGTCGAAATCGCAGAAGGTACATATAAGACAATGAAATTTCGAGTCGATAATGATATCGTCAATCAGAAATATCAAATACCAGACAGTGACGTCGATACAAGCACATTAAGAGTAAGAGTACAGGCAAACGAAGAATCAAGTTCGTTTGACATCTATACAAAATTCGCCTCTCTCTTGACCGCCAAATCAGATACAAAAATCTATCATCTTCAAGAAAATTCAAATGAATATTATGAAATTTATTTTGGTGATAACGTGATTGGATTTAAACCTTCGAATAATAATATCATTACACTCGATTATCTTTATTCAAATGGTCCAGAATCAAATGGTGCCAAGACGTTTACTGTCGCAGATAATATTGGTGGATTCTCAAATACCACTGCAACAATTGTCAGTGCGGCAACAGGTGGAGCAGATTCAGAAACAACAGAATCAATTCGTTATAATGCTCCTCTGACATTTACTTCTCAGAAACGTGCGGTAACATCAGATGATTATCGTTCTATTATATTGGGTGAATTCTCTAATATCTCTGCCATCTCAACATGGGGTGGAGAAGATAATGATCCGCCTGATTATGGTAAAATATATATTTGTATTAAACCAGTTTCGGCAAACGTTTTAACCAATGCAGAAAAAGCAGATATTACAACAAACATATTAAAGGGTAAAAACGTTGTCAGTATAACACCAGAAATTGTAAATCCTAACTTTACATTCTTGGAACTTGACGTGGCATTTAAATATAATCCGAATCTCACAGATAGAACTTCTGTCGAACTCACCTCTGTTGTAAGAGATACAATTGATGATTTCAGTTTAAATGATTTAAACAAATTCGATGGTGTATTCAGGCACTCTTCTCTCTTAAAAGATATCGATAAGGCCGATCCTGCTATTTTGAATAGTACTGTTCGTCCTTTCTTATTCCAAACAATTACACCATCAACTGTCGTAAATAATCATGACCTTGTTTTTACTGGTTCATTCTTTGTTCCAACAGGTCTAAATCAAAATGTAATTGCAAGTACTGCATTTAAATTAAGTGGTGATGATCATTTCTTTGGTGACGAAGCAATATCTGCATCGACAAAAAGAAACGTATATGTATATAAACTTGTATCAGGTGTTGAAGTAAAGGTTATTGCAGACGCAGGAGAAATTGATCCAACAAAAGGAACTATCACTCTTAATAATTTTGTACCTGATGATACAACTGCAATTCGAATTACGGTCATACCAAACTCATTAGATATTGCACCAAAAAGAGATCAGTTACTTTCAATTGATAATACTCGTGTAACAATATCGGCCGATGAAGATACGATTGCCGTATCAGGTTCTGCAGGAACAATTGATTATACTACAACAACAAGATTTAGGACTAGCTAATGTCAGGATACGGATCTAACGCAAATTCTCCAGGATATCTTGAATCTGTAGCGAGTACTAAGCGTAAGACAAAAGAAGATATACGAATCGATCAACTAATTCCATCTGAGATACTTGAAAAATCTGATGGAATAAAAACGATGCTTGAATTCTATTACAAGTATCAAAACATGAAAGAGTTTATATATCAAGAAGTTGAAACTCATACAGATGTAATAACAAGCGGTAAAGCAAACTTTAGAATTTTAGATCCTGAAAATTCAAATGATCATTTCTATTCTGATAGTCAAGGCGCAAACTCAACGTTAACAGTTACAAATCCAGATGGTTCAATCACAACGATTGCATTATCATCTACGAATGTTGCAATATCAAATGGTAACGAATTACCTGGGACTCTTGCAAATAGTACTTCTGCACTTGGTAAAACATTTACGGTATCAGGATTAACGGCACATAATGCCAAAACCGCGACACTTACTACCATCGTAAAATATTGGGTAGGTCCTGGTCCATCGTATGTTATTAATGCCATTGAAGAAGCAATGAATATTGATCAAAATGCCGATGAGTATTTACAATTAATGCAGAAAGAAATTGCTGCTTCATTGCCAAGAGATATTACAGTTGATAAAAGAAATCTATATAAAACGATTACAGATTTTTATAAAATTAAAGGTGCTCAAGATTCAGTAGAAGTATTCTTTAGATTATTATTCAATGATGAAGTTGAAGTAATATATCCATGGGATTCTACACTAAAACCAAGTGATGGTACATGGGATATTGGAACATCAGCATACTTAGATCGTAAAGGAAAAATATCAGAAAAAAGTATAAGAGTTCAAGATTCTAATTACTGGCAAAAATTCTCTTATCTTATTAGAACAGGCCAAAACTTATCTAAATGGAATGCGTCATTCGAAAAGCTTGTGCATCCTGCAGGATTTAAGTTCTTCGGTGAGATTCTAATATTAATAGCATTAACACGTAGTGCACTTGGAGATGGACAAAGAGTTTCAGGTACTGCCACAAATGGTACCGGTCAATTATTCGAAGATGTATATTCTCGTATAAATCGATTTACATTAAGTTCAATGCCAGGTCTTCAACCAGGTACAATTGGTGCAGAAGATCTTCCAGTATTAGTAGAAGCTTTTGTTGCTACTTTCTCACCTAACGTTGAAGCTAGAATTCATCGTGGTGCAACTTTAAGTGTTACTACTAAACAAGGTGGTATCATTTCAATTGGCGTAACAGCAGGTGGATCTGGTTATACAGTAGCACCAAATAAAATTGATATCGTTGATTCAGATGGTTATACTACGGCTACTGCTGTTGCTACAGTAAATTCTGGAGCAGTTAATGCCATTAATATGGTTACAAGCGGAGAAAACTACGGTGTTCCCGGTGTTGTAACAGTTACACTTGGATTTGTGCCTTATGCACGAAGTACTGCATTTGCACAAGGTGCTATTATAAAACATGGTGCAAATTTGTACACCGTTACTACTGCAGGAACTACTTCATCAAATTCAGATCCAACTCATAATTCAGGCGCTGCAGCAAGTGGTAGTGCGACATTAACATTTAATTCTGTCGCAGGAACAGGAGCAACTGCAGCAGTTACTGAAGTTGGTGCCAACATGATAAAGGCAATTACAACTGTAGATAAAGGTTATGGTTATGCAGTTGCACCAGCAATTACAATTACTGGTACAGGAAGTAGTGCTACTGCAACGTGTGCTCTTGATGATGAAGGCCAAATAGATTCTATTACGGTTACTAATGAAGGTAAAAATTATACTCAAGCAAATGCAATTGCTGCAGCTAATCCAAATAACAGTAAAATACAAAATCTATATTTAAGTAATTTGGGTGATAAGCGATATAAGACCGCTCCGACTTTAGTTATTGATGCTCCTACTGCCACAGACCAAGAAGGAGTATTACTTACTTCAAATATACAAGCAACGGCTACATTACAATTAGATGCTGAAGGAGAAATTTCAGGATTTACTCTTGTCGAAGATGGTAGTGGATATGTAAGAAATCCACTTGTAAAAATAGGTTCTCCTGCTTCAAGCGAAACTCGAGGTAGAGATATTAGACCAGTAATTAAATTGGAATTAAATCATACCGATGAAGATCCAACAACATCGATGGTTTTAAATCCATTGCAATCTAATGGTTCATTAAGAGGTTCTTTATTAGTTAATGGTAATAGAAACTTATATGGTGGAAACTTCCCTGTTGATTCTGTTACTATTACTGCTGGAGGCAGTGGTTATAGTTCGGCAACAGTAGCATTTAGTGGAGGCGGTGCAGTAAGACAAGCTACAGGTACAGTTACCTTAAGTAGCGGTGCTGTTACTGGAATTACTGTAACAGATGGAGGCCATGGTTATACTTCGGCTCCAACTGTAACAATTAGTGGAGATGGAAGTAGTGCTACGGCAACTGCAGTAGTAACTTTAAATGTAACACTTACACAACAATCGGCAACTGCCGATAAAAAATTACCTGCAGAATATGTCTTAGTACGAAATCCTGCATTTAAAACACAACAACAGAATTCTTACTTTGGTAGGAAGGGAGACGATTGGTATCAGATTAAAAAATTTAGGGATCATGTACCAATGAGAGAATATAAAAATAATTTGATCTCAAACGTCTCTGAAACTGTTATAAATAAATATAACGTAATGAGTAATTTAACTCAATCATAGGATAAGAAAATGACGGCAATCGTAACATCACAATTCAGGGTAACAAACGCTGAAAACTTTAAAGAAGACATACAAGCAGCAGGTACGGAAGTATATGTTGGTATCGGTAAATCCGATGTATGGTCAAACTCAACATCTGATACATCAGACACAACTGCATTTACGCCATACGATAATATTGATAGCATAAATGAAGCATATCAAAATCTATTAGGTATGAAAGCATTAACTGCAGCTGATGTTTCTCATATTGTGCCAAGACATACTTGGACATCGGGTAGTTCATATCACGCATGGGATTCAGATGATGCAACAATATTTGATAAAGCATTTTATGTTATAACTTCAGAATTTAAAGTTTACAAAGCTATCAAAGCTGGTGGTGGTGTTTCTACTATTCAGCCTACTCAAACACTAACTCAACCTCAAGCAGAATCAGATGGATACGTATGGAAATATATGTACACCACTGCAGTTGAAGACGCAGAGAAATTCTTAACAACTTCATATATGCCGGTGAAGACTGTTTCTTTAGCTTATAATAATGATGCTGCTGCAGAAGCTGCATTATCCGAAGGTGATTATGCACAATACTTAAACCAAAAAGCTTCAAGAGATGATGCTCTTGCAGCAGGTATTGAACGAGCAGAAATCACAGCAGGTGGAACAGGCTATACTGCAGTTCCTACGGTTACTATTACTGGTGACGGAACAGGTGCTACAGCGACTGCAACAATTGCAGGTGGAGCCGTTACTGGAATTACAATTACAGCAAAAGGAACAAATTATACAGTTGCTCAATTAACAATCACTGGTGGTAATGGTTCAAGCGCAACAGCAAGAGCAGTTATTGCTCCTCCTCTTGGACATGGTAATGATCCTGTTCAAGAATTAGGTGGATTCTATGTAGCAGTAAACACATTGTTAACAGGTTCTCAAGCTGGTGACCTTGCTATTAATAATGATTTTAGACAAGTAACATTAATTAAAAATCCTAAATTAGTAGACGGAACAACACTAGCCACGGCTTCTGCTAACCCAACACTAAGAGCAACTAAATATTTACAATTGGCTTCTGGTCAAAACACAAATGGTTTTTTAGTAGATGCAGTATTAACTGGTGGAACATCAGGAGCAAAAGCATTTATTACTGAAATCGATTCAACTAATAACAGATTATATTATCACAGAAATTCAAAAACAGGTTACCTTGATTTTGCTAATTCAGAAACCGTAACTGGTGTAGGTGGTGGTTCTGCTAGTCTTCATGCATCTGCAGCAGTCGTTGCTCAAGAAGTTGCAAGAAATAGTGGACAAGTTTTATTCTTAGAAAATAGAGATCCTATTAATAGATCATCGTCACAAATCGAAGATATTAAAATAATTATTGAATTCTAATATACTAATAAATAGTATATAAGTAGGAAAAGAAAATATGACAATTACTAAAGTTAAAAATTATACTGTATCACCATATCATGATGATTACACAGAATCTGATAATTATCACAGAGTATTATTTAGACCAGGTTTTGCAGTTCAAGCAAGAGAGTTAACTCAATTACAAACTGCATTACAGGCTCAAATCGATCGTCACGGTCAATATTCATTTAATGATGGTTCAAGAGTTGTAGGTGGTAAAGTATCACTTAACGTTGAATATGATTTTGTAAAAGTTGAAGAAGTATTTACAACAGGCGGAACATCATATACCACATCAGGATATTTGGCTAATGTTAAAGGAACAACTATAACTGGTGGAACAAATGGTGTACAAGCTATTGTTCTTGATGTTGTAGGTGCAACTGGTGGAGATCCAAATACCCTATATATAAAATATCAAAATGCTGGTACTGGAAAAACTACTAAAACTTTTGCTGCAGGTGAAATCTTAACAAGTTCACATGGTGCTTCATCTAAATTGATGGTTGCAGGTGGAACTGATGTTGATGGTAGTGGTACAAACTCTGCATATTCAACACAAACTGGATATGGTTCTGTTGTTAATATTGAAGAAGGTGTATATTTTATTTCAGGTTGTTTTGCTTATGTTGCATCACAATCATTAATTCTTGACAAATATGGAAATACTCCAACTTATATTGTCGGATTAAATGTTTCAGAAAATATCATATCTACAACTGAAGATGCATCTTTAGGAGATAACGCAACAGGTACTACAAACTATGCTGCACCAGGTGCAAACAGATATCAAATATCAACTAGCCTAATTAAAGAATCAGTAACTGCCCCAAATACTACTTTTGCAAATTATATTATACTTTTAAAAGTTCAAGATGGTAAAGTATCTACTACAATTACGGCTCCACTTAATACAGAGTTAACTGATAGATTCGCACGAAGAACTCATGAAGAATCTGGTAACTATGCGCTTAAGCCTTTTATTTTAGATGTTAAAGAGCATTTAGATACTGGATCTAATAATGGTCATTTAACTAATGCCAATGGTGGTGTTGCCACTAAATTGGCTATTGGTGTTGAGCCTTCAGTATCATACGTTCAAGGTTATAGAGTAGAAAACGTCGCAACAACATATGTTGCTATCGATAAACCAAGAGGAGTAAAAGATTATGTAAAAGAGAATGCTAATGTTACAACTTTACCAATTGGTAACTATGTTAAGTTAACATCTTCTTCTATAACTGGTATGCCAGATATTAATAATTACATAACTTTAAATTTATTAAATTCAAGTAATGCTACCATTGGAACAGCAAGAGCAAGAGGATTAGAAAGACAAGACGCAACTTATCATAGGTTATATCTTTTTGATATTACAATGTCTGGTTCAAACTCATTTACGACAGTTGCTAAGGTTGCACAAACTGTAACAGGTCAAAACTTTGCAGGTAATTTAAATCCTGCAGGAACAAGGTTTGATTCAGGTAATAATGGTTTAGTATTTAAACTTCCATATGATGCGGTTAAAACATTATATGATGGATCAGGCGTTGATACAATTTATACTGTAAGAGAAAAATTTACAGTGACTGCTAATGCTACTCCACAAGTTTCAATTAATATTACTCAAGGTGTATTAGCTAATACTACAAACGTATTAATGTCAATTGCAGGTAATGCTCCTATTGTTGTGCCTTCAGGCAATATTGTAGGTAATGGAACAAACAGTGTAACAATAAATAATACGTCTGCGATGACAGGATTTACAAACGGAGCATCATGTCAAGTTATACTTTCTGTAACTAAAACGAATGTTACACAAATACAAAAAACAAAATCTTCTCAAATAACAAAAGTAATTACAGCTAATGGATCTTCATCTTATGGATTAGATGCAGTTGATATTATTAATATAGTATCAATTCAAGATGCTTCGAATGTTGATGTTACAGATAAATTTACTTTAGATAATGGTCAACGTGATAATTTCTATGAAGAAGGTAAAATTAAACTAATTGCAGGAAACACAGTTCCTAATGGCAATTTAACGGTTAAGTTTTTCCATTTTACACACGGAACTGGAGATTATTTCTCTGTAGATTCATATGCAGATTATGAAGATATTCCTACATTTGATTCTTCACAAGGAACAGTAGAGCTCAGAGATTGCTTAGATTTTAGACCAATTAAATCACATACTGGTGCAACAACAGGCCAAGAATTTAGTACAGGTACAGGTAGAATGTTAACACAAACTCCTTTGCCTGGTGGAATTGTTATTGCAGATATTACACACTATTTAGGTCGTATTGATAAACTTTTTATTACCACTTCAGGTGAATTTAAAGTTGTTGAAGGTGTAACAGATAGAAAACCTACGGCTCCAGATGATCCTGCAGATGCTATGGTTATTTACAATTTGCACTTATTGCCATATGTATTTTCGCCTAAAGATGTAGTATTACTTCCAGTAGATAACAAGCGTTATACTATGAAAGATATTGGTAAGCTAGATAAAAGAATTAAAAATCTAGAATACTATACATCTCTTTCTCTATTAGAAAAAGAAGCAGCAGATACACAAATATTTGATGGTAGTAATAATTCAAGATTTAAAAATGGATTTGTTGTTGATGGATTCTATGGCCATAACGTTGGTAATTCTTCTCATAAAGATTACGGAGTTGCAATCGATAAAGAACATGGTATATTAAGACCACAATTTGACGAAAGGAATGTCAATCTCATTAGAAAATCTGGAGATTCAGGAGCAGTCGTTAAAAATGGTTCATTAGTAACTAAATCATTTACCCATTCTGAATGGATAAAACAACCATATGGAACATATGCAGAATTTGTAAATCCATATAACGTATTTACATGGGGAGGAACAATGAAACTTTCTCCTGAATCTGATGAGTGGAAAGAAGTTGATGTAAGACCTGATGTAACAATAGATGATAATGGAATTTACGATCAGTTTACTGCAATGGCAGAAGAGTCAGGTATTTTAGGTACAGTATGGAACGAATGGGAAACTAATTGGTCTGGTGTTGAAACTTCAACTTCAGGAACATTCGGTATTGATATTGACGAAAGAGAATTAGAAAGAGGAAGACGAGGTCGAGGTGGAAGACGAGTTGTTACTACGACTATTACTACTGAAACTACAACGTCATCTCAAACAAGATCTGGTTTAACAACTTCAATTGTTCCAGAAACACAACTAAAAGATTTAGGATCCAAAGTAGTTGAAGTTAATTTTATACCATTTATGAGATCAAGAAAAATTTGGTTTAAAGCAGAACTAATGAAACCAGATACAAGAGTTTATCCGTTTTTTAATGGACAAGATGTTAGTAATTTCGTTACAGAAACTGGTGGTTATTTAGAATTCTCAGATCAAGGTGGTGCAACAACATATGAAGGTGCAACTGGTTATCCAGGTGGTGCAGGAGTTTTAACTACAGATTCATCTGGTAAAGTTGAAGGCTCATTTATAATTCCAAGAAATAGCGCACTTAAATTTAAAACTGGTACAAGAGAATTTAGATTAACAGACGATTCGGCAAATAATAAAGATAACGAAACAACATTTGCTGAAGCACAGTATCATGCACAAGGCTTATTAGAAACTCAAGAAAAAACAATTATCTCTACTAAGATTCCTAAGTTTGTTACTTCTGAAATGTCAGATGAAAGAACAATTACTGATACTAAAACAAGAGCAAATGTTACAACAACTTGGGTAGATCCAGTTGCGCAAACATTCTTAGTAGATCAAAAGGGCGGATTATTTGTTTCTAAAATAGATCTCTTTGTAACAGCTAAAGATGCTAATATTCCATTGAATGTTTCTATTAGAGCAGTAGAAAATGGAGTTCCGACACAAAAGATTGTTCCAGGTACAGATGTTAATACATATCCTGGAAGTATTGGAGTTTCTGCCACAGGAGCAACTGCAACTGCCATTACATTCGATCATCCGGTTTATTTAGAACAAGATCAAGAATACGCAATAGTATTAATATCAATGTCAGACGATTATAAAGTTGCAGTCGCAGAAACTGGTGGATTTGATATGATTAATACTGCAAACAGAGTTACAAAACAACCATATAACGGTGTATTCTTTACTTCAGCAAACTCATCTACATGGACTCCAGAACAAAGCAAAGATCTTAAGTTTACTTTGTATAGAGCCGAGTTTGCAACAGCAAATCAAACTATTACATTTGTTAATGATGTAATTCCTCCTAAACCATTGGGTAATAATCCATTTACATATGTATCACAATCTGGTGGTAGTTCTATTATTAGAATAAAACATAAAAATCATGGAATGTATGGAGCAAGTAATAAAGTTACTCTCGCTGGATGTGTAGCCGGAAATGGACTAACTGCAGCAAATTTAAATGGCGATCACACAATTGCCAATATAGAACATGATTCATATACAATTACTGTAACAGGAACATCTACTACTCAAGGAATTCCAGGAGGAGGTTCAGCAGTAACTGCCACTGAAAATAGATTCTATAATTTATTGCATCCAATGATTCAAGAATTGGTTGTTCCAGGTACAGCGATATCTTATTCATTAAATGGTTATTCTGGTAAATCAATTGATTCTGGTTCAGAACAAATGTATTCAAATAATGGATTAACTAGTTTACCGATATTATCAAATAGTAATTTACAATTTACTTCTCCTCTCGTAATTGGATCTCAAATTAATGAAACAAATTATATGAGTGGAAATAAATCATTTGAATTAACTGCTACATTTGTAAATGATAATAATTATGTATCACCAGTAATTGACATGAATAGATTGTCTGCTACCACAGTTCAAAATAGAGTTAATGATGCTACAGATAATAGTGGAAACTATTCAAGTTTTATTGCTGAAACAACTGCAGAAGGTACATCAAATGTAGCCAAATATATAACAAAGAAAATCGAATTAGCCGATGAAGCCGATGTAATTAATGTTTATTTAAATGGCAATAGGCCATCATCTAGTAATATTGATTTATATTATAAAGCTGTTGCAGCTGGTTCTGATGTTGATTTTGATTCAGTAGCATGGGTAAGAGATACTGATACAACTGTAACTATATCTAATCCATTACCAGTTAATGACGGTGGACAATATAGCGAAGTATCATATGCAATAGATCCCGCGATTGGCAAATTTGGAGCATTTGCATTTAAGATAGTATTAAGAACAAGTTCAAGTTCTAATGTTCCAACATGTAAAGATTTTAGAGCAATAGCTTCTACATAGGAAATATAATGGCAACAAAGAAAAAAGTAGAAAAGGCAATAGTAGAAGAATCTCCTAATTTAGTTAGAGATATGTCTACCAATGCTATTATAAATACAGATAGAAGTGCATTTGAACAAAGACTAAATCAGATTGCTAAACAACAAGAGCAATCTGAAATAGACGCAAAGCAAAGGGAAGACATAGATAGTCTTAAAAAAGATATGGCAGAAATTAAAAAACTGTTAAAAGGTATGGCGAGTAAATAATGGCAATTAAAAAAGAAACAAGAATAGCAACGAGTAATACTTTAGAAGAATGGAGAATTAAATCCAATGAGATATCTCTTCATCTTGGTGATACCGATCAATTAGCCGCTGATGTTGGTGATAAAGTTTTTTCAACTACTGCATCGGCCAATGCTCATAAATTTAGTGGTACTCGGTTTGAGTTATCTCCAGAAAATACTTTAGATAATACTGGAGGTTATATTATTCTGAAGGGTAATCCTACTATGACAGGATTTGTAGTTGATACTACAATATTCCAAGGAGCAGATCTTGCAAATGCCACATTCAAAGGCACAATTGAAGGTGTAATAAATGATGAAAAAATCCTTGTTAAAAATGTAACAGGTACTTATAGTGCTTCAGAAATTCTTAAAAACGGAACACAAACAATTGCAGTAGCTAAGCAAGCCAGGTTAGTTACAGAGTCCCATCCAATAGGTATTATTAGAGTTTATAATGACGCAACCGAATTACCTCAAACATTAACAAGAGGCGGATTTCATGTAGTCAATCATCAATTTGATATTGTATTAACTGGTTCTCCTACTCTTCCTGCAACATTTAACGAAGGAGCTACATTATATCAAGGAACTAACCTAGCAAGTGCTACATGGTCAGGAACTATGTATGATATAACTTCTACATTAATTAGATTAAAATCTGCATCAGGTTCTTTCAGTGCCAGCACAATATTAAAAGTCGATGGTAGTACAGGAGCATCAAATCAAATTGCAGCTGCTAAAATTACTTCTGGTGGAGTTACTGATTATTCGTTTGGAACTTTAATTGAGCTTCATACTCCAGCTGATAATGGAGATGTAATTAAAATTAAAGCAACTAATGTAATTGATGCTATTAATGAATTACAAGATGACGTTGGTACAGTAGAAAATTTAACAACCACTGCAACAGATTTACAAGCTGCGATTAATGAGCATGATGCAGAATTAGGAACAATTACTGCAGGAGCATTAGGAACAACAGCTTCAACAGTGAGTACAGCTATTAGGGAACATGAAGATCAAATAGGAAATACAGCATACGGAACATCTGCAGGTACTATATCAGCCGCTCTTAAAGAACATGGCGATGAATTAGGAACAATTACTGCGGGAGCTATGGGAACAGCTGCTTCAACAGTGAGTACAGCTATTAAAGAACATGAAGATCAAATAGGTAATGTTAGCTATTCTACAACTGCACAAACAATAACAGGTGCTCTTAATGAATTAGAAACTGCAGCAAGAGCAGCTAATTCGAATTACACACTCACAACAACCGCTCCAGATTTTAGAACAGCTATTAACGAATTAGACGCTGAACTTGGTACTATTACCGCAGGAGCAATGGGTACTACGGCTGCTACAGTAGGTGGAGCAATTGCCGAACATCAAGCAGACATTGGTACAGTTGGAAATTTAACAACTACTGCAACAAGTGTAGTAACTGCTATTAACGAATTAGATTTAAAACAAGGAAATGCCGCTTTAGCAACTTCAGCAAATACTCTTTCGGGAGCGATTAATGAATTACATACTGAGAGTGATGCAAGTGTAAGACTAACTTCAGGAAGTGCTCAAACGTTAAACTTTAATATGACATATGGAAGTAATGGTAAAACAATGACCTTTGCTTCAGGTACAACTTTAGATCTTTCTAATGGTACTCTATTATTGTCAGCAGCAGGAAATGTTGCAAACTTTGGTTCAGCATTCTTAAACTTAAATGCTACTGCAGCAAGTGGATCAAATGTTAATATACAAGGTTTACAGGTTGACAGATCAAGTATTTCAGGTGGAGCTGCAACTCATGATGTAAGATTACAATGGAACGAAACACGAGTTGCTGCAGATCCAGAAGAAGCGTGGGAATTAATCGGAATGAATACTTCTGGTGCCACAAATACTGCTTCTATTTTAACACGATATAATGCATTTAATCTATTTGCTAATAATACGGAAAGCGGAATAAATGCAACCTGGGATTCTGCTAATCAAAACGTTGATTTTAATGTAGATGACTTTACTGTCACTTTAGGCACAGGCCCAATTTCTGGTAATTTTACAGTTACTAATTTAGCCAATGCCACATTTAATACAACTCTTGATAATAACTCTGTAACTTTAGGAACACATACTACTGGAAATTATGTTGCTACCATTGCAGGTACAGCTAATGAAATAACTGTTACTGGATCAGGTTCAGAAACTGCAGGTGTCACGATTGCACTACCTGATGATGTTACTATTGGAAACGATTTAGTCGTTACAGATTATACTCGAACAGCTGGACTAAGAGTTGGCACATCAGGAACAGATCCAGGTGATAATAATCTTGCAGTTAATGGTAATGCTACAATTGCAGGTAATACAACCATAACTGGTAATTTAACAGTTAATGGAACACAGACAACATTAAGCACTGCAACATTAGAGGTTGAAGATACTTTAGTCCTCGTTGGCAGTGATTTAGGAAATACAAACGAGCCAACAACTGGTGGATTTGGATTAGAAACAAGAAAATTCAGTGCATTAGGCGGAACAACAATTAATGGAAGACAATGGGAGTCAGACGGTACTCACCCAAATGCTGCGTCTAATGTAGATGGTTCACATTCAATTGTATATAACTTCAATACAGATAGATGGGAAGCAGATGGTTCATTAATATTATCAGAAGCTACATTAGGACAAGCCGATGTCGCAGCAGAAGGAAGTGCTAATCATGAATTAAGTGCTAGTAGACGTATACACTTTAATGCTGGTGCGGGTACATCAACTTCAGCTGCTTTAAATAGTAATGATATTGATATTACAGTTAATAATACTGATAGAGGTTCAGCACAAAACATATTTAAAACAATCACAGCAGATACTGGTGGTTCAGTCACTGCTAGTTCTAATACTGATGCAGTTGAAATTGCTGGAGGAACGTTAGTAGGTACAGTAAGAAGTGGAGATACAATAACTGTTAATCATAATAACGTTACACGAACAGATACTACTGCAACAGATACTGGTGCTTATGTAAAAAGTATAACAACGAATGCTCAAGGTCATATTACAGCAGTTGATGCTGGAGACTTTGATGATTATTATTATAAACAGTCCGAATTTGCTTCAGCTAATACAGTTTCAAAACCAGTTATAAGAGATGGAAATGGTGATTTTTCTGCAAGAATAATTACCGCTGACTTAAGTGGTAATGCGTCATCTGCTTCGGATGCTTCTACATTAGATGGTATTGATTCAGCAGCATTCTTAAGATCAGATACTGCAGACACATTAGGCGCAGTATTAACTGTTGGAACGAATGGACGTATTGATATGGACGTTCAAGATGCTATCGTAGCAGGAAACTACGGACACGGTGTATATGGCTTATATAGTGCATCTAAGTATCAACACGTTTGGAGCATGGGAACAGCTTATGATATGGATGCATCGGGTGCAAACTTGGGTAATTTATATGGATTAGCTTATATGCATTCGAATGTTGGAGTTGATTATGCAGGTAGTCATCAATTATTACACGTAACAAATGGTACTGTTACATGTGCAATGGGTACAAACCTATATACTACAGGAACAGTCATTGCAAATGGTGGTAATTCCACACAATGGAATACTGCATATGGTGATACAAATGCCGCTGTTTCTACTAATACAGTAAATCGATTAGTTAAGAGAGATGCTAATGGTGATTTTGCTGCAAGAATAATTAGCGCTGACTTAAGTGGTACGGCTTCTAGTATTAGTAGTCAGGCTAACTCAGCCACAATCACTGCAGCAACGGGAAACACTGCTAATAATATTGTATTAAGAGATGCTAATGGTGATTTTTCTGCAAGAATAATTACCGCTGACTTAAGTGGTACGGCTTCTAGTATTACTAATCAGGCTAACTCAGCAACAATAACAGCTTCTGACGCTGCAGGTAATAGTACAATTGTACGAAGAACTAGCGCAGGGTATATCAATGCTAATTATTTCAATATGACTGCAAATGATGTAACTTCAGGTGTAACACAAGTCGCAGTAGAAACAGGTAACGATGGATATATAAGATGGGGTTCAGCAGCAGCAATAAGAAGTTTTATAAATGTTGCAAGTGGTGCAAATAATTATTCTTTCCCATATACTATAACAAATTTAAATACTGCAAATACTGTAGTATTTAGAGATGCATCAGGTAATTTTACTGCAGGAACAATTAGCGCTGCATTAAGTGGTAATGCAACAACTGCAACTACAGCTTCTAATGTAACAATGAATCACAGTGATTCTAATTCTAACTACCCAATAGTGTGGAGATCAAGCAACACTGCATATTATACAGATGAAATTTATCTTAATCCAAGTACAAATACACTATATGCTACTGACGTTGTAGCTACATCTGATGAAAGATTAAAAGATAAAGTAGGAACAATTGATAATGCATTGGACAAAGTTTGTGCTATCGATGGATTCTTATATAAATGGAATGATAAGTATACTGGAAAAGATGACACTGTTCAAGTTGGTGTAAGTGCACAAGACGTTGAAAAGGTTTTACCAGAAGCTGTAGATGAATTAGAAACTGGTTATAAGGGTGTAAAATATGATAAGCTTGTTCCATTATTAATAGAAGCAATCAAAGAATTGCGTGAAGAAAATATTAATTTAAGATCTGATATTGAAGATCTTAAAAGTATAAATAGTTAAGGTAAAGGTTAAATGGCAATAGTATCTAATTTAACGGTTGATCAAGGTAGTACTTTTAACGTTGAAGTTGAAGTAACAGACGTAGATGGTAATGTTCTAGTTTTAACTGGCTATTCAGTAGCAGGTCAAATGAGAAAACATTATGATTCAACGGCTTTTACTGCATTTACTGGTACAGTATCAAATGCAAACTTAGGTTTAATCACCATTGCCTTAACAGCATCTCAGACTAACGCATTAGTTGCTGGTAGATACGTATATGACGTAGAAATTACGAGCGGAGCTGGTGTAATAACTAGAGTGCTAGAAGGACAATTAGAAGTAACACCTGGTGTAACTAGGTAATAGGAAATAACTGAATATGACTACAAAGGTAAAGGCTAAAGTCTCTAATCCTCAAAAGATTGTTGCACAAAGTGTCTCCGTAGGTAACTTCAATATTGGAATAGGGGAATTAAGTAATGTAAATACCGCAGGTCAAACTGACGGTGCAATAATGATTTTTAATGCTTCTACTGGTAATTACGAAATGAAAGCAGTAGTAGAAAATGAAAATCTTAAAATAAACTCGGGAACATACTAAAATGGCAGAATTAACAAGAATAAAGATATTAAATACGGGTGCTACAACCACCGCACCGGCTAATATCTATACAGGTGAGCTAGCGTATTCATACGTAGGAGGCACACAAGCAAATAATGGTGATAGATTATATATTGGTACTGGTACCGAAAATCCTTACGCACCCACAGTAGCAGTAATTGGTGGTAAATACTTTACAGATATGTTGGACCATGCTCATGGTACAGCAACAGCATCAAGCGCAGTAATATTAGATGCTAATAAACATTTATCTGATATTGCAATTGGTAGCTTACAACTTGGATCATCTGGTGGTTCTGGTCAAGCTTTAACTTCTGTATCAACAAGTACAACACTAGCTAGTGCTTCTAATACACAAGTAGCAACAGCGTTAGCAATTAAAACATATGTTGATGCTCAAGTTACAGCACAAGATGTTGATATCGCAACAGATTCAGGAACAATTGCAATTGACCTTGATTCAGAAGTATTAACAATATCAGGTGATACTGGTATTACAACATCTGGTTCAGGTAATCAGATTGAAATCGATTTAGACAATACTGCTGTAACACCGGGTTCTTATGGTAGTACTACAGCAATTCCAACATTTACAGTCGATCAACAAGGTCGATTAACTGCAGCAGGTACAGTTACAGTTGCCACAACATTAACAGTTGATGGTGATTCAGGTACCGGTGACGTTGCACTATTAACAGATGACCTAAGAATTATTGGTACTTCCGGTGAAGTTAATACGGTTTCTTCTAAATCTGGTACTGATGTAACAGTTCAAGTTGGATTACCAAATGATGTTACAATTTCAAATGATTTAACAGTAACAAATGATTTAACTGTTAATGGAGATGTTGTATTAGGTAATCATACATCAGATACGGTTTCAACTGGCGGTAACTTAACAGTTGGTGGTAATTTAACTGTTACAGGTACAACAACACAAGTTAATTCAACAGTCGTAACAGTTAATGATACGATGATGGCATTGGCCAATAATACTTCTTCTGCAGATTCATTAGATAGAGGTATTAGTTTTAAATGGCACAATGGATCAGCAGTTAAAACTGGTTTCTTTGGTTTAGATATTCAAACACAAAGATTCTCATTTACAAAAGACGAAGATTTAAGTGGTGGAGACGATGCATCCTCACCATGGAGTGATGCTCAATTTGGTGACTTATATGTTACTGGAGCAACAGTAGGCAATATTAAAGTTGGTGTAACCAACGATAATGAAATTGATACATCATCAGGCAATTTAACAATTGATTCTGCTGGTGGTACAACTACAATTGATGATATATTAACAGTTACTGGTGCAGCTAGTGCCGCTTCATTAACGTTAACAACTGATTTAGCAGTAGCACATGGTGGTACTGGATTAAGTTCATTTACTGGTAAAGGTATCGTAGCCACAAATGCTGGTGGTACGGCTTTATCATTCTTAACAAGTTCATTAGGAACTGTTGGTGATTTTGTCCAATATAATGCATCAGGTGTTCCAGTTGTTTCAAATATTATTGATGGTGGTACCTACTAGTATAAATAGTACTAGATCTGTATATACAGATTAATTTTTTTATAACCCTCTATATAGAGGATTGAACATAGGAGCCAACATTGGCACGACAGGCAAATATTAAATTAAGGCGATCTGCTTCCGCAGGTGCCATCCCGACTACAAGTAATTTAGACTTAGGTGAGTTAGCGCTTAATACCGTTGACGGTAAGTTATACATGAAAACTACTGAAGGTAGTTTAGATTCTGTAATTCAAGTCGGATCTGCATCAGATTCATATTTTAAAATACGTAAAAGCGATACTCAAACATTTACTGTCAAAGTTGTAACCAAAACCGCAGATCATGCTTATTATGGTAGTGGATCAAGTTCAGGATATAATATTAATGGCATAGAATCGCCACACTTAATGTTAGTTCCTGGAAATACGTATAAATTTGATCAATCAGATTCTTCTAACTCCGGTCATCCATTAAGATTTTATTACGAAGCAGATAAAACTACTGCTTATACAACAGGAGTAACTACTTCCGGATCACCTGGTAGTTCAGGTGCATATACACAAATAATACCTACTGGTGACACACCGATGTGTCTATATTATCAATGTTCATCTCATGGATATATGGGTAATAAATCCAGCTTTATGACTCGAAACTTTACTGGATTCGACACAGACGATTTATCTGAAGGTTCAACTAATCAATATCATACAACTGCTAGAGCAAGAGCTTCAATTAGTGCTGGTGGTGATTTAAGTTATAATAGTTCAACAGGAGTTATGTCTTATACAACTCCTACAATGTATGCTGATTCAAATGCTCGAGGAGCTATATCAGTAACAGATGCTGGTGGAGATGGTTCACTGGCATATAACAGTTCAACTGGTGTTATAACCTATACTGGTCCATCTGCTTCTGAAGTAAGAGCTCATATTAGCGCAGGTACTGGTGTAGCAATTTCTAATGGTGCTATATCTATAGGACAAGCAGTTGCTACAAATTCAGATGTTCAGTTTAATGATTTACAGGTAGATGGTGATACAACTATAACTGGTAACTTAACAGTTAATGGAACAAGTACAACTTTAAATGTTGCTACACTTGATGTAGAAGATCTAAATATAACAATTGCAAAGAACGCAACTACAAGTGCTGCAACAAATAATGCTGGTCTTACTTTTGGTGCTTGGTCATCAGGTACTATACCTACGTTAAAATGGATTCATTCTAATAATAGATTTTCATTTAATAAAGCACTTGCAGCTCAAGGATTTGTAGGTAATTTAACAGGTGCAGTAACAGGTAACGCAGATACAGCAACAGCACTAGCTACGGCAAGAACTATATCAGGAACATCATTTGATGGTTCAGCTAATATAACACTAAACACATCAGGAATAACAGAAAATACTAATCTGTATTATACTAATGCGAGAGCAGATGCTAGAATCGCAGCTGCAGATATAGGTGATTTAAGTAATGTTTCAAGTACATCACCAAGTTCAGGTGAAGTGTTAAAATGGAATGGTTCAGCATGGGCACCAGCAGCAGATAGCACTAGCGGTGGTTCAGCAATCACTGTACAAGACGAAGGTTCGGCATTATCTACAGCAGCTACTACATTTAACTTTGTAGGTGCAGGAGTTACTGCGACTGGTTCGGGAGCAACTAAAACAGTTACAATTCCTGGAACAGGTACAGTAAGTGAAGCATTTAAAACAATTGCAGTTTCTGGTCAATCTAATGTCGTAGCTGATGGTGCTACAGATACTCTTACTCTTGTAGCTGGGTCTAATATGACCATTACTACAAATGCAAGTGGTGATTCTATTACTTTCGCATCTTCTGGAGGCGGAGGTGGATCTGCTGCAGCTTCAGACATAAGAACAAAATATGTTTATACTACAACAGGAAGTACAACTGCATTTAGTGGATCAGATGATAATTCACAAACATTAAGTTATACATTAGGTGCAGCAGATGTTTACCTAAATGGTATATTACAAAAACTAACAACAGACTATGCAGAAACAAATACGTCTACAATTACATTTGCCAATGCAATAGCATCAGGCAACGTTGTAGAAATAGTTGCTTATTACAAAACAATAGGAACAGGTAATAGTGTAGTAAATCAATTTACAGGTAATGCTTCAACAACAGACTTTACTGTTACAACCGCACCAGAAAGCGAAAACAATTTATTAGTTTATATCGATGGTGTATATCAACAGAAAACAGATTATACTGTATCTGGTACAACATTAGCATTTGATACAGCACCAGCAAGTGGTGCAATTATAGAAACCGTTGCAATGGTTGGTGCAATAACAACGCAAACTGATTTAACACTTACTGGTGAATTAGATTCAGCCACATTAGATGTATCTGGTAACGCTGCAATTGGAGGAAACTTATCACTAGATGGTAATAATAAAGAATTAAGATTCTATGAAGGTTCTAATTATGTAGGATTCGAAGCTCCCTCTTTAAGTGGAGATCAAATATGGGTATTACCAGCATCAGATGGAACATCAGGATATGCACTTAAGACAGATGGTTCTGGCACTTTAAGTTGGGGATTAGCTGGTGGGAACGCATTCGAAACAATTGCTATATCAGGTCAATCAAGTGTAGTTGCAGATAGTTCATCAGATACATTAACACTTGCAGCTGGTACAGGTATTACTCTTACAACAAACGCTAGTAGTGATACAATAACAATAACAAACTCATCAACTGGTGCAAATGCATTTGGTAATATTGCAGTAAGTGGTCAAACTACGGTCGCAGCAGATTCTACTAATGATACATTAACATTAGAAGCTGGTGCAGGTATAGTATTAACAAATGATGCTACAAACGATAAGATTACAATAGCTGGTGGATCTGGCTCAGTCTTTACAACAGATTTTTATACAGCATCATCTGGACAAACAGCATTTACACTTTCAACATCGCCAAGTTCAGAAAATGAATTAATTGTATTTATAGAAGGTGTATATCAAAACAAGAATTCATATACTTTAAGTGGAACAACACTTACACTAGATTCACCAGGTGCAAGCTCAGGACAAGAAGTTGTTGTACATCATATTGGTGCAGGAGTAGTTGGAGTAAGTCCAACAATAGACACATTTACAGGTAACGGTTCAGCACATTCATACACATTAAGTGTTGCTCCACCAAACGAAAATTATATACAAGTATATTGGGATGGTGTATATCAACATCATGATCAATATACAGTTAGTGGTACCACATTAGCATTTGGTGGAAGTAATGTACCACCAGCATCAACAGCAATAGAAGTTCATATACCTTCAGTGAATGCTATAGGAACACCGAGTGATGCAACTGTAACACCTGCAAAATTAAGTACGGGTGCACCAAGTTGGGATGGTAATTCCAATTTCATAGTTGGCAATTCTTATGTAAGATCTGATAGTACTTCTGTCAGTTCAACAAGTGCAACAACAGTGGCTACACATGCAATTGCTACATATAGGACAGTCAAGTATCAAGTACAAGTGACACAAGGTTCAGCATATCATACAACCGAATTAACTGCAATACATGATGGAACAAATGTAGCCTTGACAGAATATGGAACAGTATTTACTGGATCTTCTCTTGCAACATTCGATGCAACGATTAGTTCAGGAAATATGTTATTACAAGTAACAATGGGAAGTAGTGCAAGTTCAACAATTAAAGTTATATCAAATGCAATAAGTGTATAAATAGATATATAATAAACGATGGAGAGTGAAATCGTAAATGGCAACACAACACAATTTTAGAATAAAAAATGGCCTGGAAGTAGCAGGTACAGAACGTATTTCGTCTGCTGGTGTGATCACTGGTGCATTAAGTGGTTCATTAGCCAGTGCCACAACTGCAACAACACAATCAGCATCAGATAATTCTACTAAAATCGCAACAACAGCTTATACAGATGCTGCAATTACTGCGTTAGTAGATTCATCGCCAGGAGCATTAAATACTCTTAACGAATTAGCAGCAGCATTAGGTGATGATGCTAGTTTCTCAACAACAGTTACTAACTCTATAGCTGCTAAATTACCACTCGCGGGTGGGACTATGACTGGTGATTTAGATATTAATGCAAATCTCCAAGTTGGTGATGGTAATAACATCAATATGGATGCTAGCTCAAATGGACAGGTAGAAATTGACGGATCTGGATATACGGGTGCTATTGCTTTAGACGACACCGCAATGAGAATATATCATAACTCAGCTTCTAGAGATCTGATATTCGGTGTAAATGAAACCGAAGTTATGAGACTGGATGCAGCAAAACAAGTTGGAATTGATATGGATCCAGCCGGGTATGGAAAATTATCGGTAAATGGTACTGGTGTCCTTCTAGCTTTAAGAGCTTCAAGCGGAACATCAAAATTAGGATTTTATGAAGCTGGAGCTGGAAGATATTACCTAGAAACTTTAAGCGGTGCAAATGGAATTAAATTTATAAATGGTAATGGCACAGAACATGGTCGTATTGATAATACTGGAAAACTTTCGCTTACTGCTTCAGGCGCTGTGGCAATGGATATACAAGGTGAAGGCGGTGCACACGGATTAGCTATAGGTGGTAACGATGCTGGGTTTGG